GTGGAGTTCAACTTTATCCCGCCAGACAATAAAGCAACGGGAGAAAAAGGTTATTGGCCTGGTAAAATATTGCAGCGAAGAGGACAGCTGAAGAGAAGTATTATTAGCAGTTATGGTGAAGATTATGCACAGGTAAGCACAAATCTTATTTACGCTGCAACACAAAATTATGGCGGAGTGATACATAGAAGTTCGCTAAAGACATATTTAAGAAAAAAAAGAGAAGGTAAAGACGCAAAGAAGCCAGGCAATAATAAAATGAGTACAATAAGGATACCGGCAAGACCATTTATGCAGTTGAATAACGATGATTTGGAGAAGATAAAGAAGAAGATAATTAATGCATTGATTCGGAAGGAATAAATAATTAAGTTTGAATACCGACCTTTCAGTTGCCCCGTGGCGTTAACTGGAAGCGGTGCCCAGCAAGGCACGGGACTTGAAAAGGCTGGGCGTCATTTCCAATATTTTAAATAACCTTTTCGAAGATTATCAATTTTTCCTCTCCCACGCTCAAAAGCATTCCAGAAAATAAAAGAATCTTTTTCCTGTCTGAGAACAACAAATATATCTTCCTTAGTCTCTTTGTCTTTGAATAAACCAAAATAAGATTTCCTCAATTCAATCTCGCCTTTTTCATTTACATATTCTGACAGCCAGACTTCAAATGGATTTTGTAAGGTTGGTTTAATGTAGGAAGCATAACGTTCTCTACCATCTTTTTTATCTAAAATATGGAGTAATCTATTGAGAGTAAAAACAGACTGATCATCATCGGCGGTTTTGATAATTGAGAAATCTGAATTCTCTAAATCGAATTCTTTTCTAAGCTGTTCAATAAATTTTTCTTCGCCTATTTCTTTTATTGAAGGGAACTTATCCGGAGATGGCAGTCTGTCTTTAATTTCTTTTACAGATGGTCTGGAAAAATCTTTATAAGTTGGCTGATTATCATTGAGGTTGAAGTTCCCGCCGAATGTCTGATCAAACTCAAGAGCAGCTTTACCAGGATTATAATCCCAACCTTTACCTGGTTTGATTTTGTTTATCAATTTTTCTGCTTCATTACTTTGCAACCTGGGAGGTGGCGTTACATTCATTTCTTTAAGATCATCCTCATCTAGTGGAATAACGGAACAGCGGCAGCCGTGATCGTTTGGAGGGTATATTTTATCCCATATCGGATCATCGGCACGGAAGACTTTGCCGTGTAATGCTCGGTGAGATGGTCTTGTGTTGCTATCCAGCACTGCGTTATACATCCAGTAAGGACGATCCTCGATGTTATCCATCATTGCTTTATAATGCCCGCTTGCATAAGCTACATCAATGTTGGTGCGGTAAATTGTTTTAAGACGCCAGGGCGAGCCGAGTAATACTTCTTTCTCCGGGTCAACATCTTCTGGTAGTGGAAAATCAGAAGGAACATCTTTAGCTTTAACCTTTCCCCACCAGCCTTTTGCTTTTAGAATTGGCTTTAAGTTTTCTTTGAATTGTTGATAAGTTAAACCATTGTCAATCGCTTTCTGAAGTTCGTTTCTGATGTCGCTTAGAATATCAAGTCTCATCGCCTTGGCAACGGTGAAGGCTTTTGTATGGGCTTCTTTCCAGGTGTCCTGCCAGTTCCAGCTAATCTTGTAACCTTTGCGTGCGAGGTAATTGATAATTTGTTCTGGTTTAAGACCGATTGCAAGTTTTATGTCGATATTTTCTGGCATATAAAATATTTTTATGTGGCTAAAGCCAAATTATTTTGTTTGTTTTTTATCACTTGACTAAAGTCAAGTGCAATAATATTATTGACAATTGCAGTTGGCTTCAGCCAACTGAGAATAATAAATAATATATTAGACTTTAGTCCCATTTCTTCCTGTGATTTCGCTTATGAACAAAAGCTTTGTCAGTAATTCTTCAAGTTGGTTTGTTGACATTGCCGGATAAGTTTTAGCAAGTTCTTCCATTATTGTTTCGTAAGATTCGATAAGAAAAAATAAAGAATATGAGTATCAAGAATTATTTACTACGAGCCCGCTCAGGTAGATATAGACCCAATATTATTCAAGCTCTCCGAAGGCGACATATCAAAAACAAGTTTAATTAGTGAACTAGATATTGAGTATTTTTATGAATGGTATTATTTAATTAAAGGGCGTGAGTTGAATGAGATGAGACTGAGGACTGCGGAATAGAAAAAATAAAGAGAGATTAATCGTTATCGTAGTTACGGAATGGATCAGGTTTACCGGGTTTAACCAACCTGGTTGCAATCAGATAAGATATAATCAAAGATAATATTACTAATAGAATTTCCATAAGTCCTTCATAAAGCTAAATAAAAATAAGAACAAAAACAATGCCTGATAACGAGATAAAACTAAAGATTGTAATAGATGGCAAAGAAGCTTTGACATCAATATCACTAACAGACAGTGAATTAAAAAAACTTGCCTCAACCATCAGGGAAGCAGGTAATGAAAGCAGAAATTCTGGCGAACAGCTGTTACATTCTTTTGCCCAGGCAAGGAATCTGATCCAGGGTTTGAAAGAGACATTCTCAATATTATCGCAAACATTACAATCGAATATTGATGCATATCAGGAACAGGAAGCTGCATTAGTTAAGTTAACAACTGCGTTAAATCAAACCAATCAACTTACCGATGCCAATGTAAAATCATTAACTGATTATGCTGCACAATTGCAGCGAACCACTAGATACGGCAATGAAGTAAGTTGTGATTTGCTTTTCCCGACTAGTCGGGATTCTTTGAGGATATTAAAACCAACTCAGTTCAAATGGAACTGTAAAGATGAGGGTTGTGATTTGCTTTCATCTTGTTCTTTGAGGATATTAAAACCAACTCGCTTACAATCCTATCCCCATATTTGTTAGTTGTGATTTGCTTTCATCTTGTTCTTTGAGGATATTAAAACCAACCAAACAAGAAAAGGTGTAACATTTCGTGTGGTTGTGATTTGCTTTCATCTTGTTCTTTGAGGATATTAAAACCAACCATCTGGTGGAAAAGCACATCTAAGATCAGGTTGTGATTTGCTTTCATCTTGTTCTTTGAGGATATTAAAACCAACCAAACAAGAAAAGGTGTAACATTTCGTGTGGTTGTGATTTGCTTTCATCTTGTTCTTTGAGGATATTAAAACCAACCAAACAAGAAAAGGTGTAACATTTCGTGTGGTTGTGATTTGCTTTCATCTTGTTCTTTGAGGATATTAAAACCAACAAATAAGACGCTATCTCGCCGAAAACCTTAGTTGTGATTTGCTTTCATCTTGTTCTTTGAGGATATTAAAACCAACATCTGTATCAGTGCTTTCTCCCGATGCCTGGTTGTGGTTTGATTTCAATTCGTTCTTTGAGGATATTAAAACCAACGATATAAAAGACAGTGTTGTACGATCATTGTTGTGGTTTGATTTCAATTCGTTCTTTGAGGATATTAAAACCAACTTTCATATCCTGTCCCCGATTGACAGTTTAGTTGTGGTTTGATTTCAATTCGTTCTTTGAGGATATTAAAACCAACTGTGTACTGTTAAAAATCACATAAGATTTTTAAAATATCGATTACCGATATAACTTATAATTTCCGCCAATAAAACGATAACGAATATGGCTGACAACATAATAAAACTAAAAATAAGTATAAATAATAAAGAAGCCATTGCATCAATCCAATTAACTCTTTAAAATATACAACAATTGTATAAAAGTTTCAAGTATGGGCAACAGGCGGTAAATGGGTTAGAAACTTCAATAGCCAGAGGTTTTGATAATGCCAGACAAAATATCCAGGGTTTCAGAGAAACATATTCGGCACTGCAAAATGTTGCGGTTTGATTTTCCCGACAAGTTGGGATTCGTTGAGGATATTAAAACCAACTATTATAAGATAAACCTAAAATTTTGTCTTGTTGTGGTTTGATTTCAATTTGCTCTTTGAGGATATTAAAACCAACTTATACGGGTGATACTACAGATGCAGAGGGGTTGTGGTTTGATTTCAATTTGTTCTTTGAGGATATTAAAACCAACAGATATGACCATGCCTTATATCAGTCAAGAGTTGTGATTTGCTTTCATCTTGTTCTTTGAGGATATTAAAACCAACAATTTACCTGTTGTATCATTGATAACAGACGTTGTGATTTGCTTTCATCTTGTTCTTTGAGGATATTAAAACCAACGATATTCTAAGCGACATCAGAAACGAACTTCAGAAAGCGATTGACAATGGTTTAACTTATCAACAATTCAAAGAAAACTTAAAGCCAATTCTAAAAGCAAAAGGATGGTGGGGAAAAGTAAAAGCAAAAGATGTTCCATCAGACTTCCCATTGCCGGAAGGTACAGACCCGGAAAAAGAAGTCCTGCTCGGCTCTCCCTGGCGACTTAAAACAATTTACCGCACCAATATTGATGTTGCTTATGCAAGCGGGCATTATAAAGCAATGATGGATAACATTTCAGACCGGCCTTATTGGATGTATAATGCAGTGTTGGATAGTAATACCAGACCATCTCACCGAGCATTACACGGCAAAGTTTTCCGTGCCGATGATCCTATATGGGATAAAATATATCCTCCAAACGATTGGGGTTGCAGATGTTCCGTTATTCCACTAGATGAGGATGATCTTAAAGAAATGGATCTCAAACCAGTTAAAGGCAGTGATGAACTTGTTCGTAAACTTAATCCAGGCAAAGGCTGGGATTATAATCCTGGCAAAGCAACTCTTGAGTTTGATAATGATTTTGGGACATTTAAAGTATATCCACTACAACCTGATTTTTCAAATTATAATAGAAAAAAAGCAAAGGATATTGATGATTCTTATTATGTTCAAAGTCCGGGATTAATAAACCCTGATGACCCGGAACTAACTACCATAATTAAAAAGGAATTTAATATTGATGAAAAAAATTATGGAATAATAGATACAGTATTGAATGATAAAGTGTTCTTCTCGCTTAATGATTTCGATTATCTCCTTAACAAGAATGACCAAAGGATTAAATTTCTTAAGTTCATTAAACCAACACTTCAAAACCCCTATGAAGCTTATTTAACACTCTATCAATCAGACAAAGGATTTGTTGAATATAGGAAAACATATATTGGTCTTTTTCAGGATAAGTCAAAGAAAAAATATTTAGTGGTTTTAAGAGAGAGAAAAGATTCTTTTGTTCTGTGGAATGCTTATCCGGCAAAGAATATTGATGATTATAGGAAAGGTCAATTGATTTATTATAAAGAATAGGAGCCGCTTTATGCAAGTCCCGTGCCTTGGGCTCCCCTTTAAGTAGTTAACGCCACGGGGCAACTACTTAATCGGTGTCCAAAATTAATCGTTCATTCTTTTCTTGTCAATGCCTGAATTATCTTCTGTTTTATCTTCTCAATATCCTGATTATTCAACTGCATAAATGGTCTTGCCGGTATCCTGATCGAACTCATCTTATTTCCTCCTGGCGTCTTTGCGTCTTTGCGTGAAATTTTCTTCCTCAGATAAGTTTTCAATGTGCTTCTATGGATTATCCCGCCATAATTCTGTATTGCTGCATAAATAAGATTAGTACTTACCTGTGCATAATCTTCGCCATAGCTGCTAACTATACTCCTTTTTAGCTGCCCGGTTCTCTGCAATATTTTACCAGGCCAATAACCTAATTTCTCTCTTTGCTTTATTGTTTGATGGGATAATCTTTGCCAGGGTTTTCCAATCCGGCTCCCTTCAGTTTCAAAATTTTTAAGCACCGCAACTCGCATTGTTTCAGCAATTGCGATCATCAGCTTACTCTTATTCGCAAGTTTCTGCTTAAGTAATTCAATTATCTCTGGTGATTTAAATTCATTATTCATTGTTCATTGTTCTTTTTCAAACATATCCATCTGATTTTTCCCGGATATTTTCTGAGACCCGATTTTATATACGAGCCTCTCAGACACCCCAAGCATTCGTGCTAATTCTTTTTCCGGCTTAAAACCAAAATTCTGCCGGATGTATTCCTGTTTCATTTCCATCAAAGGCTTTTCGCTAAAGTAAATAGCTGTCTTAGCAAAGTGTCTGTATAATTCTGAAAATTTTTCGATGCCAACAATATCAACGAGAAGTTTCAGGTCCCCGTCCAGGAATTTTTTATAATCTATTTCTTTAATCCAATCCACTTTTATAATGTATAATTTATAATGAATAATGAATAATTGCCTACTACCTACTACCTACTACCTACTACCTACTACCCACCACCTACAAACTCTCAATCGCCTTCTTTATTTTCCTCACATCGCTCATCATCAACCATTCTAATTTTTCTTTTCCGGAAATTCTTTTAACGAATTTTTTAAATGCTTCTTCATTTTTATGTTCTACTCTATTCGAAATCATCCACATTGCTTCAAGCATTCTCAATTGTTTCGGAGTTGCAAAATGCTCTCTTAACTTCTCATTCCATCTTATTCCTAATTCATCATATTTCTGCTTTGCGTCTTTGCGTCTTTGCGAGGAATTTTCTCTCAATTCTTTGGGCAGCAGTCTGACTAACTTTTTGATTAAATCCGCTGCCTGTTCATAACTTAAATCCTTACTTGTAGCTACTCCATAACTCTCCAAAGCCGCACCGTATTCCTCATCACTCAAATTCAGAGTATTCTTTAACCAATGTATCTTGGTAATCTGTTTCTTATTTATTTCCATTGTTAATTTTTCATTATTCAT